GTAACGCTGAGAAAGAACCGACAGAACCGTCAGTAATATTTTCAACCGTACAGACTTCAACCGTACAGACTTCAACTGTATCATCTGAGGTCAGCAAGGCTATTGAGGATAACGGTCTAAAAATCGACAAAGACGGCAACATCACTGATAAGAATGGTAAGAAAGTCGAAGTAAAAGACGGCAAAGTAGAAGTAAAAACTGATGACGGTAAGACAGTTACAGTTAAGGTTAACGATGTAAAAACTACGGTATCTAACAAAAACAACAGCAACAAGGGTAACACCGAAAAGAAAGAAGATACTAAGTCAAATACATCTTCAAAGAAAGACAACTCTTCAAAAACAAATACATCTGATAACGACAAGAAGCCAGCTAAGCCAAGCAACTCTTCAAGTAATAATCAGAAGCCAGCTAAGCCAAGCAACTCTTCGAGTAATAACCAGAAGCCAGCTAAGCCAAGTGAATCTTCAAAGACTGAAACACCTACAGCAAAGCCAAAGCAGAAGGTATGGGTAGACGACTACAAAACAGTTCACCATGATGGCTATTGGAAGGTAGTAGGTACTCACGAGGAGCCAGTATATGGTTGGATAGGTTATGATGTATGTAATAATTGTGGCATGAAGATGAATGATGCTAAGGAGAGAAAGGCTCATCTTACTTGGGAACTGGAAACTAACGGTGCAGGTGCATACCACCATGAGACAGAATATGTACAGACAGGCACAAAAACAGTAGAAGACAAAGAATGGGTAAAACCTTGGGATGAGAAGGTTAAAGACGGCGGTCATTGGGAATACAGATAACATTTGATATTAACTACTTTAATCATGGTTTAATATTTCAAGGGAAGAGGACTCAATGTTGAGTCCTCTTTTCTTTTGTATAGAAAATAATATTTCTATACAAGAAAGTATTTAACTAAAATATAATATATGGTAAAATATAATAAAATAAAAGGAAAGGTTGTAGAGTATATGGGTATTGATGGATGCTTAATGCTATTGTTTAACTATTTAATAGTAGTAGTAACTTCGTGTGTGTTAAATTTATATTATTGGTATAAGAGGGGCAACCATAGTGTGGTTTGCAGTGTATTGGTGCTTGTAGGTGGAATACTATGTTTAGCGGTTGTGCTTTATATGGGGTACAATTTTAAATTGTATTTTTAGAAAGTAATCATATTTAAAATAGAAAGGAAGTATTAAGATGACAATATACAGTTTTGTAGGTGATGAAGCATAATGTTAATTGAGAACAAAAATATAGAGGATTGTTATGGTATGGGAATGCTTTGTAATCAACAAAATAAAAAAAGAGGTTAAGCATTAGAAAAAATTGCTTAACCTCTTTGTTGTTTTAATAATAGAAAAATCTTTTGTGTTACGGTGTAATAAAATTTAAAAATATATTATCTTGTTTCCTTGAAAATCGGCAGGCAAACTAAAATGACAGTAAGTTTGACAGTAAGTTTGACTGCATTTTATCTTGTTTTAACTTAATTCAAAATTACTCAACTGAATTTTTAAAATCTCAAAAACCCAGTGTTTAAGCCACTTTTAAGGCATTTTAAGTAATTTTGGCAAAAAGAAAAAGGCGGTTAAAAAACCACCTTTTTTTGGTCGAGGTGACAGGACTTGAACCTGCGGCATCTTGGTCCCAAACCAAGCACTCTACCAAACTGAGCTACACCTCGAAATGTTGTTTAATAACAACAGCTTGATTATTATATACCATATTTTCGGATTTGTCAACATAATTTTCGTTTTTTATTCAAAATTAATTCAAATATTTTGAAAATCACCATAAAACAGACCGACAATGCGATACAAAACAGCCGTCCCTGCATAAGAAACGGCTGTTGGTGCAGGTAACTTGCAAGGGGGATAGGAATGGGGAAAATGGGGGATTTTGTTAGCTATATGTAAGCTACGGAACATAATTATGAACAATTCAGGATAATATAAGACTATATTTTGTTGATTGCATTCACCAATTCTTTGGGGTTAATGTGGGTGTAAACCTTTTCGGTCAAGTCCATTTTCGACTTGTGACCGACTATTTTTTTGATGATTGTGTGGTTCACATTTGCCGATACAAGCATTGAAATGCAGGTATGTCTTGTTTCGTGTATGGTGTGGTCTAAACCTAAATCGTTTTGCAGAGGTGTCCAGTAGTTGCGTTTAAAGTTATCGTATTTCAGCGGCTTGCCATTGGTGTTATTCAGAACATATCCACATTGAGAATCGCAGATGAATTTCTGCCAAAACGGCAGTACTTTGTCTGCTATAGGCACGGTTCGTACACCTGAATCGGTTTTTGAACTTTCAACAAAGAAAGTCTGTTCGTCAAGGTTTACATTTGAAATTTTTAGGTCGAGCAATTCGGACACACGCACTCCCGAATAAATCAGCATAAGCACTATTTTTACCGAATCAAGATTTGAATATTCCCACAAAAGATTTATTTCGCTTTCCGAAAACTCCCTGCGTGCTCGTTTTGTTTCATATGACTTGGTATTGATTTTCAATTTTTCTGCAAGATTGTTATGGAGCATATCGTGAAATATGCAGTATTCGTAGATTTTGTTCAACAGAATTTTAATTCGCCTAACCGATTGATAACCGTTGTTGCAGTTGTCGAGAACTCGTTGCATATCAATGATTTTTATATCGGACATCTTGCGATTGTATAACATTGAGCATTGTTTGTATGCCGCATTATACTGTCTTTTGGTGTTCGGATTTGTGTCTTCAGTGATGAACTCCTTGTACCAAAGTTCATGAATTTCTGAAAAAGTGCGTCTTGCCGAATCAACATCAAACGGGTTTTGATTGTAATCAGCAAGAGCGTTCAGAGCTTTCGGCTTGTTGGGAAAGTAGCCTATAACTCTGCGTTCCTGATTGCGTGTTTCTTTGTTGTATCCTATTGTCACGCAGGCAACCCACGGATTGCGCCTGTTTCCGCTCAGCTTATAAACAGAGCCGTAGCCGTTGGGCAGTTTCATTTTATACACTCCTTTTGCTTAAAAAAAGGGTGCAAAAATCCCTTGTGCTTTAAATTACTTGAAAAACACAAGGGATTGTGATACAATTATCTTGCGTGTAATCGTATCATCTGCACCCTGTGTGGATGATTCCGCTCTGTTCGACTGGTCATCGAGCAGGGCGGATTTTTTTATTTATTCTATTTAATCGGCAGACCATGGCTGTCGGTGTATGAAGTTTGTTAATTACATTAGATTATTCAAATCAATGTTGAACCCCATAGCTTTTAACTCTCTTGCAATTGTAAATTCACTTGCGCCGTCAGAATAAACAACACCGCTTAAATCACCGGGTAATTCGATAGAACTATCTGACTGAATTAAAATGGTCTTATTTCTTCCGAGGAGCCCCATAAAATAACCTGCCTCAAAAACAACATTTTGTCTTCCTCTTGCTCTGGGTTCTTCTTCTGAAACTGATTTGCCGACATCATCGGGAGTAAAAAGAATAATAGCCGCACTTGCTTCACTACCGAAATCTTCAATTTTTTCAATAATTGTTTTGCAGGAATTTGGCTGATCGTGTAAGATAATAGGTTCTACACCAAGTTTTCTTAAAAGTTCAGCTGTTTTATATTTTAGTTCGCCGTCGTGCCCGTGAACGATAAACACTTTATTGTTATTTATCTTACTATCATTTTTTGGTGTGTTTTCATCATCTTCATCAAGGTCGCTGAGCAATTCCTCAAATGTCGGAATTGTTGCTTTTAATCCATTAGAACACCAAATTCGTTGCTGTTCATCATCAAATAACGCACACTGAAAGTGTGTCTTTTTAAAGTTTGTAACTTCAATGCTGTCTTCGCCAAACTCGTTTGTTAAAAATCTAAGTGCACTTGCGTGCCAAGTTTTAAACTCGGGTAAATCGGCTGTTACTCTTTTATCTAACAGCTCGTTTGCGGTCTGTATTAGTTTCTTTAGTTTTGCACAACTATCCATATTAACACCTCCGTGTAAAATATTGTAGCAAAGTCCGTTTAATGGGACTTTGTAATATACTGCCAATGTTTACTACTTGAAATTGTCGAACAGAAGTTCTATAATTAAATTATAGGAATTTTGTCCGAATCTTACGAATGAAAGGAAATTAATTCATGAAGAAAAACACAGCAATCCGGCAAGAAATAATTGAATACATAGAATCAATCGAAAATCACAAAGCCTTAGTGGCTATACTGAAATTCATTAAAATTATATATCGCCGTAATTTGAACGGTCACAGGGGAGCTTAACGCTCCCCTTTATTTTTGTCCGAAACTCCTTTAATAAAGTTTTTAAAAACTTGCCGCTCAAGCGGAGCCATACTTATATATGTACGAATAATGTCAATGTCGATTTCATCAAGGTCATACTCTGCTCTAAGAGCATCAATCACGACATCTTCACTTTCTTCGTCAAACATCTCTCCCTCGCCTGTTTTGAGCCATTCGAGGTTTACATTAAAAACAGCTCCGATATCCTTTATAGTTCTTTCGGACAATTCCCTTTTTCCGTTTTCACATAAATTTATAAAATTACAACTCATACCAAGTTTATCTGCAAATTTTTGCTGAGATAGTCCTAAATTTGTGCGTACAACCTTTAATCTATCATTAATGGTCATTGTGTTGTCACCTCTCTTCGCTTATTATTATAAAACAAATTATACAACAAGTCAATATTTATTTTTAAAAAAGTTTTAAAATTATATTGACAAGTCAAGAAAAAAGGATTACAATATATACAACAAGTCAATGAGGAGGTGAAAACAATGACAGATAAACAGGAGATGGACATCAAGTCAATCGGCGCAGAACTTGCGAAAATCTTGATTGATATGACAGATGAAGAAAAGGCTGTTGCTTTCGCAATGATGAAAGGAATGGTCGTGGGCAAGCAGATAGCCGAACAGCAGAAATCAGCTTAGGAGGTGATTTATATGGCTAACACTCATACAGATGAAATTTTTAATGTGTACGGTGCACTTGATAACCTCAACAAACGAATGAAAATCGTTGAGGAAAAAGTGCCTAATTACACGGCGGATATGCTTGAAGTTTATCGAAACCTCGGTGCTCTTACAAAGCGTATCGCAGAACTTGAAAACCTTATAAACAAGGAAACTACCACGCTGAAAAGAGGTGAAGAAAGACGGAAGTAATAATAATTTTAGGACTGCTAATGCTTTGCACAGCTTTTGCTTCAGCAGCATTAGCAATAAAAATAGTAGCCGCCCATTTGTATAAAACAATAGACAGCTACCTTGATAAGCACGACGCTCAAATTATGGATCTGATTAAGTGGGCAAAGGAGAATGAAAATTGAACAAGTTTTTAATGTTTGTAGTGTTTATTCTCAACGCAATTAGCTTACTTCTGCTGATTATAGCAATGCTTATCAAAGCAGGAGTTATCCGTTAAGAAAGAAGTATTCAAAAAGTACAATTAGAATTACTGATAATAGGAAAACCGCAATCAACGGCATTGAATATTTAGTAATTCCTAATATTAAAACTTTTATGTTTCGTGTTTTGTATGTATACATCTTTTTATCTAACGGTCTTAAAGGAATTCCTAAAGCACAACAACAATCATCATATTCTTTGTCGACTAATTTTGAAATGCTTTGAAAGTTAATTTTATCTAATGGAAGAGAAAATACATAGCTGAGTTTTCCGCCTGCGATAAGTTTATTATCGGCAATAATATCTTCGCATTTTTCAACGGCTTGTTTAATTTCAGAAGTAATTTCCTTTTTGTACAAATGTTCTTCAAGCAGGTTGAATATGGGGAAAATCACTAATTCATATCGTTCTTTCAGATAGGTTTTGTTCTGTTCCTTTTTAAATAATATCCAAGACAGAACCAAAGTGCATAAGGTTGAAACTGCGGATATTATTAAAGTCAACCACGATAAAATATCATTCATATTTATGCCTCCTTTCATAGTTAATCATAACATTTAAGGTCGTGTAAAGCAATAAAATATCGAAAAGCATGTGAGAAAATGGCAAAACTTAAACTTATTGACACAAAGGACAAGTTCCTTCTTGAAATTGACGGAACAGAAATTCCGTATGTTACAAGCAACGAAAATTAAGGAGGTGTTTATATGGACACGGTTCAGATGAACAAAAAAATCAAAGAAATTATGGATAGCAGTGATGTCTATCTGCTTTCGGAAGATGCCGCAAAGGCTATTGGAGTTGCTCCGCAAAACTTGCGTGAACAGGCAAAGGACGAACCCGAAAAATTGGGATTCAATGTAATTGTAGTCGGCACATCTATCCGTATTCCGAGAATACCGTTTCTCAATTATATTCTCGGTTCAAACCCGTTGAAAGGAGTGTAACAAATGTGGTTAAGAAACTACCCGACAAAAAGGAAACTGCTCAAAGATATTGAAAACCTCAGAGCAGAGAACAGACATCTCAGTATTGAGTTGAGAAACGCAAGAACGGACCTTGCACTTGAAAAAACAGCGTCAAGCGGTTACAAGCACGAAAACCGAGAGCTAAAGCGCAAGCTCAAAGCCCTTGAAACGCCTGAATCCGAATCCTTCGGTTTTGAATGTGTGGGGGTTGAAAATGCCAACGACTACAAGGTTGTTTGATGAAAAGAACATTTTGCGGACCTTAGCAAAATGTTTATCAAATATAAAGGTGGGAAAATATTTTGAATTACACTGATTTTATATCCTCAAACGGATACATATGCACTGAATCTGAGTTTGAAATTGCTAAGGCACACGCTAAGAACAAGTTGGCGGTTATTATCAGCCGATTTGGTGATGCAAACGGTGAACGCCTTGAGGATTATTACCTTGAACAGCTTATCAAAGAAGAACTCAGAGCAGAGAGAATTTCAAAGGCTTTACTTGAAATTCAGCCTATTGATAAAAAAGAGAAATCCCGCATTGCTTGAGCATAGCAATACGGGACTAAACAAAAAGAAATTTAAACACCTATTATTATAGCATATTGAAGTGAAAAATCAATAGTTATAATCAGTCGAAAAAGGAGATATTTTAAATGCGTGAAGTGTGCAGAAGTACTCCGTGTAAATCTGCTTGCCCTAATGCACCAAAACCACAAGTTATGGGATATTGCAGAATGTGTAATTCAGAACTCAGATCTGATTATACATATTTCAGAGATACAAATGATGATATTTTCTGTTCTCGTGAATGTGCCGAACTTTTTCACGGCATTACCGAGGAAGAATGGTCAGTAGATTAAGGAGGTAACATAAAATGACCAAAATTACAGAACCCGTTAATTTGCTTGAAACTGCTGATATGGAAGAAGTAAAAAATCTGTCAACAGTTAATGATGTAGAACCTGATTCAACCGATTTAATTCAGGTAGCTCAGATTCCTGTCATTATCGAGAATCTCAAGCTGGTTAAATCTGAAATTGAGAAAAAGGTAAACACTGCCTGCGAAATGATATGTACAGACGAAAACTACAAGGAAATCAAGAAGTTGCGTTCATCGCTCAATAAGGAATTTGCGGAATTTGAAACTCGCCGAAAAGCGGTTAAATCGGAAATAATAACACCTTATGAGGCTTTTGAAACAGTTTACAAAGATTGCGTGTTATTGCCTTATAAGAAAGCTGATTCCGCCCTTAAAGGTAAGGTTGACACCATTGAGCAGGGTCTTAAACAGGAAAAGTACGAAAAATCAAAAAGCTATTTTGATGAGTATTCAAAATCACTCGGTATTGATTTTGTGGCATATGAGCAAGTTAGTTTAAACATTACTATGAGCGTATCTCTCAAAAAGCTTAAAGAAACTATAAAATCTAACCTTGACAAGATTATGGATGACTTAAAGCTTATCGCAACGCAGGAGCACAAGGACGAAATCCTGTACGAGTATAAGCGGTCTTTGAATGTATCGGTTGCAATAACTTCCGTAACCGAGAGGTACAAGGCTATTGAAGAAGAAAAAGCAAGGGCAGAAGCCGAAAGAGCAGAGCGTGAAAAAGCCGAGCAGGCTGTGAGCAACACTCTTGACGAATATGAACCGTTTGTTGCAAATGTGCCTGAAGAAGTTGCTCCTCCGGTTGAAGAAATATCAGAACAGCCACAGCAAGATGAAAAAGTTCTGTCATTGTCATTCAAGGTTTACGGTACAAAATCACAGCTTAAAGATTTTGCACTCACTGTTAAGCAGTTAATCAACGAAAGGGGATTGCGCTATGAGTAATTATAATAATCAAAACAATCAGATTCAGCAGAGAAAGCCGAAGTTTTCGTCAATGCTCCAGACACAGGCTTTTCAGAAAAGTCTTTCAAACTCAATGAAAGACCCGAAGGAAATTCAGAAATTTACGGCGGCTATCACATCTGTGGTGAGTACAAATCCTGCACTCGAAGAATGCGATGCAGCTACAATTCTTTCGGCGGCTCTTTGCGGTCACTCTCTCGGACTTCCTCCGTCACCACAGCTCGGTCAGTATTATATGGTCCCGTTTAAGGACAGAAAGAATAAGCGTACAACAGCTACATTTGTTCTTGGCTATCGTGGATACATACAGCTCGCTATTCGTAGTGGTCAGTATAAAAGACTTAATGTTGTAGAAGTAAAAGAGGGCGAACTACTTAACTGGGACCCACTCACCGAGGAAATAGCAATTAAAATGATTGAAGATGAAACAGAGCGTGAATCTGCCGAAACTATCGGATACTATGCTTATTTTCGCTATGTAAATGGCTTTGAAAAGGCTCTTTACTGGAGTAAGAATAAGATGAAACAGCACGCATTAAAGTATTCAGCCGGATATGCAAGCGATGTCAATAAGGGTACAAGTTACACTTTTTGGGCAAAGGATTTTGATGCTATGGCAAAAAAGACAATGCTCAGACAGCTTATAAGCAAATGGGGTATTATGAGTGTTGAAATGCAGACAGCATATGAAGCTGATAATCATATTATCAATGCTGACGGAACTCCCGATTATGACACCGATACCATGATTGATGCAGAAGTTCCTGCTGAAACACCTGAAATTTACAATTCATCTTCATCTGAACCGGATGAAGAACAGTTCTCTATTGATGATCTTGCAGAATGAAATGATTGATTTAGAGATAATAAGCACAGGCTCTAAGGGCAACGCAGTCTTTCTTGACGGTCAAGTCTTGATTGACTGCGGAGTGCCGTTCAGCAAACTTGTTGAGTGTGAAGTGGTTGACCGAGTTAAATATGTTTTTTTAACTCATCAACACGGAGACCATTGTAATGTTGCTACTCTAAAGCGACTGCTGTCTGAACACCCTTGTATTCGGATAATTTACCCCAATTATCTTTGCAAAAAGCTTTTTTTATTAGGTGATACCTCCTTTCAATACAATTCTTTCATAGTCGCTCAGGATAAATGGTACTCAATCAGCAATATTACTTTTTCAGCAGTACCACTTCGGCATGATGTTCCTAATATCGGCTGGAAGTTACACTTCAACACTCAACAGGGGATATATAAAGTTATATACGCAACTGATACATCGGAAATCGCTCATATAACAGCTAAGAACTACGATTTGTATCTTGTAGAAGCTAACTACTCAAAAACAGAATTACTTAATCGAATAAAAGATAAACGATTGAAAGGTCAATATGTGTACGAAGATAGAGTTCTTCGTACACATTTGAGCAAAGAAAAGTGCGATGAATGGTTGTATCAAAATATGGGTAATAACAGTTTCTTCGTTTATATGCACCAACACGAGGACTTAGTATGATTACATCAGCGAACATAGTATCTTATGACGGATATAACTTAATAGTAAGACCGCATGAGCGTATCGGCAGAGAACTTTCACAGAAACAAGTACATGAAATTGAACTCAGAATTGTTGACGGACGCACGATTTCTGCCGAACAGCGAAGAAAAATATACGCAATCATCAGAGATATAGCATTTTGGTGCGGAGATAATCCCGAATGGATTAAAGAATATTTCAAGTTTAATTTTTGCGGTGAATTTGGCATTGAATACTTTTCGCTGTCTGATTGCGAAAAAAGCGTAGCAAGAGATTTCATAAGCTATCTGATAGATTTTTGTTTCTACCAAAATATCGGAACAAGAGATACTCTGCTTAATGTTACAGATGATATAGGCAGATACTTGTACAGTTGTCTTGAAAATCGTAAGTGTGCAATATGCAATGCACCAGGTGAAGTTCATCATGTTGACAGAATTGGTATGGGGCGAGATAGGGAACAGATTGTACATATAGGATTAAAAGCTATATGCCTTTGCAGAAAGCACCACGATGAAGCACATCGGCACGAAAAAGAGCTGTTTGATAAGTACAAAATCTACGGTATAGAGCTTGATGAATATCTTTGTACAAAGCTGAAACTTAATACAAAAAGAAAGAGGTGATACAGTGAATGGCTGGACAACCAAAGCGAGGGCTTGACTTTGCGGCTTGGGATGTTCACTTGTTCGATGATGATGAGAGATTTGATGTGCTTATTGATGCACAGGGTTGGGACGGCTTTGGAGTATTTTTTTGGATTTGTACCAAAGCTTATGCAACAAATGGTTACTATTATGAGTGGCGAGAAGGAACCAGTGCTGCCACGATAGCGAAACGAATGAGCGGTGGAATTAAATCAGATACGGTAAATCAGGTAGTTAAGCTTTGCTTACGAATTGGGCTGTTTGATAACGGGCTGTTTGATAGGGAGAGCATACTGACCAACAAAATGATGCAAGAACGATATATGTACGCTATCGAAAAACGCTCCGTGCGAGGTCGCACAATAAATAGATTATATTGGCTTTTGAAAGCGGAAGAAACAAAGGCTTATATAGTTATACCTGAAAATGAGCATAATCTCTCCGAGAATGAACATAATCTCTCCGAGAACGACACAAAGAAAAGTAAAGTAAAGGAAAGTAAAGTAAATAGAAATAATTATTATGCGATGCCGTCTGCAAATGCAGCCGACACCGCCGGTGAAAATATTTTTATTACATTACCTTTGAACGATAAGAGTAATTATTCAGTTTCAAAATCTGATGTTCAGCACTACAAAATTTTGTATCCTGCTGTTGATGTAGAACAACAATTGCGTTCGATGTTGGGGTGGCTCGAAGCTAATCCGAGCAGGAGAAAAACAAGAACCGGCATTAAAGGGTTCATTACTAAATGGCTTAATAAGGTCCAAGACAGAGGAGGTGTAGGATATGGATTCAATCCAAGCGATAATGTCAAGAATAATGTCACCACAGCGAGCGGAGGAAATTATCCAACGGGCGAGAAAGTCTTCTAAAGAACTCACTCCGAGAGAAAGAGCCGAACAAGAAGCAAAAGTGTTTAACTCAACACCCGGTAAGCTCATTGGCTATGAGTGCGAGAAATGTATGAACCGAGGCTATATTTACCGTGTAAAGGCAGGCGAAACGCCTTTCGGGCAGGTTACATATGATGTGGTTGCTTGCAAATGTGATTGTATGAAAATTCGAGATGAACTTCACAGAATGCAGAACAGCGGTCTTCAAAAACTTCTTAAACGATATACTTTTGAAAGTTACAAGACAACCTCAGATTGGCAGAAATATGTGAAAGATAAAGCATATGAGTACATTGACAAATGCTCTGATTGGTTCTTCTTCGGCGGTCAGCCCGGTTGTGGAAAGACACATATATGTACGGCTATTGTCGGAGCATTACTCAAAAAAGGCAAAGCACCTAAATATATGCTTTGGCAGGATGATATTACCAAAATCAAGCAGGCATCGAGTAATTTAGAGGTGTATGAAGCTCTCATAAATTCATATAAGCAAGCGGAAATTCTTTACATTGATGATTTCTTTAAAACTCGCAGGGGCGATTTTGTCTCAACAGCTGATGTCAATGCTACATTTAAGATTATCAATTACAGATACAATGAAGGATTGCCGACTGTCATAACATCTGAATTATCACTTGAACAGATTTCGCAGATTGATGAGGCTTTAGGCAGTAGAATTTCAGAAATGGCTAATCCGAAAATTTTTATTAAAGCCGATAAAAATAAGAATTACCGTTTTACGAGAGGAAATGAAAATGATGTCTGAAGCACAGGAGCAATGTAAACTCATTAAATGGGCGGATAAATGTGTGCAAATGAAAATACATCCTGAACTTTCAATGCTGTACGCTGTTCCAAATGGTGGCAGAAGAGATAAAGCCGAAGCCGCACATCTTAAAAGGCAAGGAGTTAGGGCAGGTGTGCCGGATTTGTTTTTGCCGGTTAGCCGTGGAAGCTATCACGGCCTGTTCATCGAATTAAAATACGGTAAGAATAAGCCGACTGAAAAACAAACCGAATGGCTTAAAAGCCTTAATGAACAAGGCTACGCTGTCGCT